TGCTGGACGGTGCCGACCTGCCGCTGCCGGGCCTGGGGGTCGAGGACGGCTGCCTGACCTACCACGAAAAACGCTGGCGGGACATGAGCGGCAGCGACCAGCTGCGCGTGGCCACCGCCATTGTGCGCCGCCTGAACCCCAACTGCGGCTTTGTGCTGCTGGACAAGCTGGAGCAGATGGATCTTGATACGCTACATGAGTTTGGACAGTGGCTGGAGCAGGAAGGACTCCAGGCTATTGCCACCAGGGTAAGTACTGGGGATGAATGTAGCATCATTATTGAAGATGGATATGTCGTGGGTGCAGAAAATAAGGAAGAAGAGCCAGCAGCACCATCATGGAAAGCAGGTGTATTTTAATGGAGATAACAAAAGGAAAGATCCAGAAAGCGAAAAAGGTTGTGATCTATGGTCCGGAAGGAATTGGTAAGTCTACGTTTGCAGCACAGTTCCCAGGAGCGGTATTTATTGATACCGAAGGCAGTACAAATGACATGGATGTGGCAAGACTGCCACGTCCTACCAGTTGGAATATGCTCTTTGATGAAATCGATTATATCAAGACGCATCCGGATGAATGCAAGACATTGGTGATCGACACAATTGACTGGGCGGAGCTGTTTTGTGTGGAACATATCTGTGCAACGCATAACAAGAAAGGCATTGAGGATTTTGGCTATGGCAACGGCTACGTATATACCAAGGAAGAGTTTGGAAGATTCCTGAACAAGCTGTCTGATCTGATCGAGGTTGGAGTCAATGTGGTTCTGACGGCACATGCACAGCTTCGGAAGTTTGAACAGCCGGACGAGCTGGGAGCTTATGACCGATGGGAATTAAAGCTTGGTAAGAAAACCCAGTCCCAGACTTCACCGTTGGTAAAAGAATGGGCAGATATGCTGCTCTTTGCAAACTACAAGACTTTTTCTATTGCTGTTGATAAGGATGGGAAGAAACATAAGGGACAGGGCGGCAAGAGAACCATGTATACACAGCACCATCCATGCTGGGATGCGAAGAACCGGTTTGGATTGCCGGAAGAATGTGAGTTTTCTTATGAGGTGATTAGAAATATCATCGAACAGTCAGAAACAGAGCCTAAAAAAGAACCGGCGCAAGTGAAGCCTGAGTCGGTGAAAAAAGAGCCAGTGAAACAGCAGGAGTCCTTTATGCAGACGCCAATCGATGCGGATGAAGAAGTGGATTTCAATGCTGCAGCACCGCCAATTGAGGATGAAAAGTATAAGCAGACGGAGCTGTTCCATTTGAATGATTATATTCCGAAAGCATTGCAGGATCTCATGTATCCGAATCTGGTTTCAGAAGAAGAGATCCTGGAAGCGGTGTATGAGAGAGGTTTCTTCCCAAGAGGAACGCCATTTCAGAATCTACCGCAGGAATTTGTGGATGGCTGCCTGATCGGGGCATGGCCGCAGGTCCTTGATGTGATCAAGGGAATGCGAAGTAAATACAACATACATTTGAGAATAATTAGGAGGTAAAGCAATATGAATGAAGACTATAAAGGAAAAGAACTGGGATGGGACGATTCAGTAGAAAAGGGAACAGAGTATGTCCTGCTTCCAGAAGGGGAATATGATTTTATGATTGAAAGCTTTGAGCGCGGACGTTTTGAGGGCAGTGAGAAAGCGCCGGCGTGTCCAAGGGCTGAACTGAAAGTTAAGGTAGAGGCGCCAGATGGAGTATGTGTGATGAATGAGAGTCTTCTTTTATATGACAGGATGCAGTGGAAGCTTGCAGAGTTCTTTCTGTCAATTGGTGCAGAGGAAGTAGATGGTCGTGTAAAAATGAATTGGAACATGGTTCCACGGGCTACGGGGCGTGCCGTCATTGAGCAGAGAGCCGATCGAAAAGATCCAAGCAAGAAATATAATCATGTTAAAAAGTTCCTTCCGAAGCCAAAGAAAGAGTTTAAGGCAGGTTCATTCTAATGCCTGTTATGAAGCTTAGACCATATCAACAGGAAGCTATGCAGTCTATCTTCTATGAGTGGAGTACCGGTGTGAAACGCACGTTATTGGTTCTGCCTACTGGATGCGGAAAAACTATTGTATTCGCAAAGGTGGCAGAGGAATGTGTGAAGGAAGGAGACCGGGTTTTGATCCTTGCTCATAGAGGAGAACTGCTTGATCAGGCTGCAGATAAGATTGGAAAGTCCACAGGACTTGGATGCGCTACAGAAAAAGCAGAGCAGACCTGTATCGGAAGCTGGTTCCGGATTGTGGTCGGATCCGTGCAGAGCATGATGCGGGAGAAGCGTCTCAGTCAGTTCCCGGATGATTATTTTAATACGATCATCATCGATGAAGCGCATCACTGTATTTCCGACAGCTATCAGAGAGTGTTGCAGCATTTTCCTGAAGCAAAAGTATTAGGAGTAACAGCAACACCGGATCGCGGAGATATGCGGAATCTTGGAACTGTATTTGACAGTATGGCTTATGAATATACCCTTCCGAAGGCAATCAAGGAAGGGTATTTATCGCCGATCAAGGCTGTGACGATTCCGTTGAAGATTGATATGTCAGGCGTAGGTGTACAGGCAGGAGATTTCAAAAGCGGAGAGATTGCTACTGCATTAGATCCTTATCTGGAAAGCATAGCGGCAGAAATGGAAAAATACTGTAAGGATAAGAAGACAGTGGTATTTCTTCCGCTGGTAAAGACTAGCCAGAAATTCCGGGATATATTGAATGCTCATGGATTTAAAGCAGCAGAGGTAAATGGAGAAAGTCAGGATCGTGCAGAAATATTGGAAGCTTTTGATAAGGATCAGTATAACGTTCTGTGTAATTCAATGTTGCTCACGGAAGGCTGGGATTGTCCAAGCGTTGACTGCATTGTAGTGCTGAGACCTACGAAGGTGAGAAGCCTGTACTGCCAGATGGTTGGACGTGGAACAAGATTATCACCAGAGACAGGGAAAGATCATTTACTGTTATTGGATTTTCTATGGCATACAGAACGACATGAGTTGTGTCATCCGGCACATCTGATCTGTGAAAGCGAAGAAGTAGCTCAGAAAATGACAGAGAATATGGAAAAGGATGCCGGTTATCCAATGGATATTGAAGAAGCTGAGAAGACTGCTGCGGAGGATGTGGTAGCTCAGAGAGAAGAGGCACTGGCAAAACAGCTTGCAGAAATGAAGAAGCGGAAGAAACGTCTGGTGGATCCGTTACAGTTTGAGATGAGTATACAGGCAGAAGACCTTTCTGGATATGTGCCGGCATTTGGGTGGGAAATGGCACCGCCTTCTGATAAGCAGAAAAAGACACTGGAAAAGCTTGGTATTATGCCGGATGAAATTGATAATGCGGGAAAGGCATCTAAGATATTGGAACGCTTAGACAAGCGCAGACAGGAAGGTCTAACGACTCCGAAACAGATACGTTTCCTGGAAAGCCGTGGCTTCCAGCATGTAGGAACATGGCAGTTTGAAAATGCAAAACACCTGATTGACCGTATTGCCGGCAATGGATGGAGAATACCAAGCAGCATAAATCCTGCAGAATATAGAGGATAAATAGATGGAACAGCGAACAGATTTGCGAGAAATAATTGAATATCTTAATCCTGCAGAGCTGGAATACCAGGAGTGGGTAGATGTTGGAATGGCATTGAAGCATGAAGGGTATCCTATGGAAATATGGGATTCCTGGAGCCGTAATGACAGCCGGTATCATCTGGGAGAATGTGAAAGGAAATGGAATACGTTTCGCGGTTCCAATTCACCAGTTACGGCCGGCACAATCGTGCAGCTTGCGATGGACCATGGATGGAGACCGGCATATACTGCTCATGAATTGAACTGGGATGATGAGATCAGCACAGAAGGCATTGTGATTGATAGCAGCTGGATCGAAGGGAAAGAGTTAAAAGAGCCAGTGAACTGGAATCCGGTAGCTGAGATCACAAGATATCTGGAGACTCTGTTTGAAGCCGGAGATAATGTCGGTTATGTGACAGGATCCTGGGAGAAAACTGATGAGAAAGGGACCAGATGGCTGCCGAAGCGCGGGAGTTGGGACCGTACTGCCGGGCAGTTGATTGAAGCACTGAATAAGTGTAATGGTGACATCGGAGCGGTGCTTGGGGACTATAACGAGAAGGCAGGAGCATGGATCCGGTTTAATCCTCTGGATGGAAAAGATTGTAAGAATGAAAATGTAACAGAGTACCGTTATGCATTAGTGGAGTCTGATTCTATGGATCTGGAACAGCAGAACGCGATCATTAGAGAGTTGGAACTTCCGGTAGCATGCATGGTGTATTCCGGAAAGAAGAGTATTCACGCCATCGTAAAAGTAGATGCAGCGGATTACAGTGAGTACCGAAAGAGAGTGGATTATCTCTATCATATCTGTCAGAAGAACGGCTTGAAGATTGATACGCAGAACAAGAATCCATCGAGGTTGTCCAGGCTTCCAGGCGTGATGAGGGCAGGGAAAAAGCAGTATATCATCGATACCAACATTGGAAAAGAAAACTGGCAGGAATGGTATGAATGGGTGGAGTCGATCAATGATGATCTTCCGGATACAGAGTCCCTAGAAAGCGTCTGGGATAATCTGCCGGCTCTTGCACCTCCATTAATAGAGAACGTCCTTAGACAGGGACACAAGATGTTGATTGCAGGACCGAGTAAGGCAGGAAAGTCATTTGCTTTGATAGAGCTATGTATTGCGATTGCAGAGGGACGTAAATGGTTCAACTGGTACTGCAGTCAGGGCAAAGTATTATACGTGAATCTGGAGCTTGATAGGGCATCCTGCCTGCATCGATTTAAAGATGTATACACAGCACTTGGATGGTCTGCCAGAAACCTGTCGAACATTGATATCTGGAATCTGAGAGGCAAGTCGGTGCCAATGGATAAGCTGGCGCCAAAGCTGATCAGGAGAGCCGCAAAGAAAGACTACATAGCAATCGTGATCGATCCGATATATAAGGTTATTACCGGTGATGAGAACAGTGCTGATCAGATGGCTAACTTTTGTAATCAGTTCGATAAGGTGTGTACAGAGCTTGGCTGTGCAGTGATCTACTGCCACCACCACAGCAAGGGAAGTCAGGGCGGTAAGAAGTCCATGGACAGAGCATCTGGATCTGGCGTATTTGCCAGAGATCCGGATGCAATGCTGGATTTGATCGAGCTTGATGTGACAGAAGCGCTCCGCAGACAGGAAGAGAATAAATCGGTATGTGCAACGTGTAAAAGGTATCTGGATGCACATTATGCATGGCAGGATGAATTGTCTCAGGATGATTTGTGCAGCCAGGTACAGATGCAGAATTACTGCAAGGAGCATCTATCGCCAATGCAGATGCGGGAGCTGCAGAATCAGATCAGTCAGAGCCTTGCAGCAGTCCGTGTGAAGACGGCATGGAGAATAGAAGGAACGTTACGAGAGTTTTCACGCTTTGAGCCGGTGAATCTCTGGTTTAATTATCCTGTGCATCAGGCAGACGATTCTGGAGCGTTGAAAGACATCAATCCGGAAGAGGAAACACCGTCCTGGAAGAAGGCTATGGACAGGAGAAAAGCACCGGAAAAGAGAAAGAAAGAGCGTAAGGATTCACTCGAAAATGCTTATGAAGCATGTGAGATAAATGAGAAAGTAACCGTCCAGGATCTCTCAGAATTTATGGGTGTGACAGAAAAAACAGTGCGGAACAGGTTGAAGGAGCATGGTGGTTTTCGAATAAATGAGGGAGTCGTGGAAAGGAAAAAAACGTAAATTTCCTTACTTTCCCTAGGGAAGAAAAAAACGTAAATCACGTTATTTTCCGTCAGGGAAAATTGGGAAAAAGCCGTTATTTTCTCTTTCCCTCAGAGGGAAGAAAAAAACGCAAAATACGTTGTTTTCCGTAGGGAAGAAAAAAACTATATATACTACGTATATATATAAGCGTTTCTTTCCCTACGGTCAAGTAAGGGGTAAGTAGTCGTGCGTCTAAGCTCACGCACGACGACTCCTTCCCCTGACATTACTTGACTAAGAAATTTCTGAGATTCAATTTAGAACTTTAAAGGAGTGAAGCGTGAACGATGACAGAGTTTTTTATGGCAATGGAGCCGCCGACAGTTACGCAGCAGGAACATAAGATCACAATGGTAAATGGCAGACCTGTTTTTTATGATCCTCCGGAATTAAAGGCAGCAAAAGAAAAGCTGATCGGGAATTTATATAAGCATCGGATAATGGGACCGTATAGAACAGGTGTAAGGCTGTTTACGAAATGGTGCTTTCCAAAAGGCAGGAATCACGAGAACGGAGAGTACCGGATCACGAAGCCTGATACAGATAACCTGCAGAAGATGTTAAAAGATTGCATGACGCTGGTTGGCTTCTGGCAGGATGATGCATTAGTGGCATCTGAGATTACAGAGAAGTTCTGGGCGGATGTGCCTGGCATTTATATCAGGATCGAGGAATTGTGATGAGAATACAGAGAATGGCATTCCGTGATGTGTATCAGCTGTTTACGGATTGCTGGAGACTATATCAGAAATATGCAGCAAGAAGATTAGTGGAGCAGGAATGTGAGCAGATCATGCAAGAGGTTGAAAGGCTTCGAGAGAAATATAATTCAGATCTGGCGAAAGATATCTTGATTGCTGTATTGAGAGAATTGGAGAAAGGAGCAAAATAGATGAATAGACTAACACATAAAAGAGAGAACGGTATAAAGCGGGGATACTGGTCGCCGAACAAGAAACAGGAGTTGGTGGATAGACTGGCAATGTATGAGGACAGGGAAGATGCTAAGGACACAAATGTCCCTGGCAAGTGGATTCCGTGCAGTGAGAGACTGCCAGAGAAACCTGTAGTTGGAGAAGACTGTTATTTGATTCAGGCACAATATGTTGAACAACCATTTGTGGCATATTGGGATGGACGCAATTGGACGGATGAATGTTACGAAATAGCGAAGCATGTAATCGCCTGGATGCCATTACCGAAGCCATACAGGGGAGGTAGACAATGAATAGAATAAATAGAGCATTAACCATCCTGATGGCATCCCTGACATTAACCGGATGCGCTGAAAAGCAGGATCAGGTAGAGCCGACACCGATTGTGGTGGAAAAGCCGGATATCACGGACACAGTGGAGTTCAAGCAAGCGGTATCTGGCCGGGTAAATGAAATTTTTAGCGGCGAAGTCAGCCTGACAGTGTACCTGGATACGGCAGAAGATTTTAATTACATAGGCGAGATGGAGATCATCAACGATGGTTCTGACGGCACCAGACCGGTGATATTCATCCATGCGGATCATAAGACCGAAGAAAGCGGGTGGTGGTAGATGCGGAAGAAGAGAGACAGAAAAGAACAGAAGATAGCTCAGAAGAAGCATTATGACGGTCTGGAAGCCAAGACAGATGAAAAAGCTCTGGCAGACTTCCGGAAACCGGCATATCAGAGCGTGAGTGTGTCAGAGTACATCAGACGGAAATACGGCAAGGGGAGTGATGCGGATGGAAGAAGTGATGACAAAAGAACGTCTGGAGTCATACCGGAGCAATAAGATGGAGATCCTGGAGTTGGATTATGTATTGGGGAACCGGTGGCGATCAGATACTATGATTGGGAATAATGTGATATTTGATTATAGCAAGGGATATCCGATGCCCCAGAGCGTGACGGGATTTGATTATGAGAAATATAGCCGGCTGCAGGACAGAGACCTCAGACGTAAGAATAAGCTGGAAGCAGAATGCAAAGAGATTGAGGATTTTGTGAGCGGGATCACGGACAGTGTGACCAGGAGAATCTTCCGGATCTATTACATTGATGGACGGAAGAATGTGACACAGAGGGATGTGGCGAAGAAGATTCATTTGGATCGCAGTCGTGTGAGTAGAAAAATTGATGATTTTTTGAAAAACGCACAAAAAGCACAGAACGCACATTTATAATAATACTAGAGCCACTGGCAGAAATCCGGCGGCTCAATCCCGTACCTGAGAGGACAGCCTGGTGTAAACTGGGCTGTCTTTTCGTTGTCTATTACCGAAATATGGAGTATTATGGAAGTAGGTTTTAGGTATGGGAGGAAATGTTGAATGATTGAAAATAAAGAAATGATACTGTACAGCGCGCAAAAGGCTGTAAAGCATATTTCGAAAGTAGGGGCTGAAAATGCAGACGATAAAGAATGCTTTTTCATTATTGGAACTGCGCTTCATTGGGTTATAGATTGTAT